AGCTTGCGTGTCAGCAGCCGGCTCCTGCGTATTCAGGACGCTGGTCAGTTCGAGGCGACCGGCACTGCGCAGAGCGCTGGCCTCGACATCCGACAGGTCCAATGTCTGGCCGACGCTCGACCAATGGCCGCCGCCGGTAGGAAATGGCAGTAGCACGGTGTATTGCTTACGAATGGGCATCTACGGTCCCCCAGATGCGAAAACACAAAAGCCCCATAGAGGGGCTCAATGCGGGCGAAAAAAAACCGCTCTCGCGGTCGTGGTTTACTTGACGAAATCTGGCAACACGGGCCAGAGCAGCCTGGACGGCTCCGCGTCCGTTTCGGGGATGTCTCGCAAGGCCTGGCGATAAGCCTTGATCTCGACAAGCTGGGTTTCTGTTGCGGGGAAGTCTGGGAATTGAGTGAAATCCGTGTCTCGCAACAGTTGATTACGGCGCGTGCGAATGGCGGCCCATTCGATTTCAGGCGACGGTACGGCAAGTGGAATTTCGGGTATGTCATTGCTGGACAGATCAGACATGTTCGTTCCTTAGCTGAAAACAACGGTTTCGGCCAGCGACAACCTGGTGACCAAATCCCCAAGGTTGAACAACCGACCATTGCCCACACGCATAGTGTCAATGCGCACGGTGGTGTAATAAATGTTTGGAATGAGAATGCGCATGACAATATTGCCGTTTGTATCGACATAGACAGAAGGGGTCATGTTTCCAAACGTCGAAGCGTTTTGCAGAACTCGAGTGGGCTGATAGCAATACCCCACCAACGTTTCGTCGATTATTTTGGCTGTGCCGTAGCTGTACCCCTTGATGTTGAACCAGAACATCTCCGAATGAACATTGATGTTAAGCGGCACTTTGAAATGCATGTACACATTGGCGCTGGCGCCCAGGTTGGTGGAGACGAAATCACCTTGCGCCGTTGCACCATAGACGCCGCCAGTCCCGTAGACGTGTCCCTGCAAAACGTTGCGACGAATCGTGCCCAGGGCGCTTGGATCCCCTTCTACATCCTTCTGGCTTCGCCATTCGTTGAACTGCGTCAACGCCGTGGCCATGGTCGTATTGATAGTGCCAATTTTTCCATTGACCGTCGTGGTCAAGTTGTTGGCCGCTGATACCAGCGACGCGATAGTGGTTTCCAGACTCACATTCAGACCCCTTGTGCTATTTGATTATTTAGCTTCGAGCGCCATCACTCGAAACATCAGACCAACGTGCCGCGCCATGTTGTCGATATTGGCGGTAGCCAATGTGGCGATTTCTTCACTTAATAGAATGTTCAGGTTGTCGGACCCGACCACCACCGTGACGCTTCGCGCAGGCAACGGTGAAATATCCAGCGTGAACTTCTGCAATACTCGCGCGGCAGCGGCTTTGTAGGTCAGTAGCTTTCCAGCCACCGAATACACCGCCAACAGCGTGCCCGTGGAAAGATAGAAACCGAACTCGCCAATTTCATATTCATCCGGCCCTTCAAACAGAGCAGCCATTCGCAGTTGCCCTGGATCCAAGTCTTCGTAATCCACGATTGGCACACGTTGTCGTTCATTGCGAAGCGCCGTTTCCGATCCATTGGGATCGTAGCGGGCAGTGCCGGCCCCGATGTGAGTGATCTCACCTTTCAAGCCTTGGTTTTTCGCCTGTAACACTTCGGCCAGGCCGGCGGAAGTGAAGCGAACCAAGCGCGTAATATCTTCTGTCATGGCTGCGCCCTGAGGTCGTAATCGTTAATGGTGTAGGGTTGGAAAAAGCCGGTGCTGATAAGCCGTATATCTAGGTCAATGGATGGCAACGCTCCGTCTAGGAACAGTTCCCCTTCGCTAATGGCCTCGTCTCCGGCTGCTGCCAGCATCAAACTGCCCTTCGTGTGATGTACAAAGGTGATGGTGGCCTGGTCGCGTTCGCTCTTGGCGGCATTGATTCGCCGTATCAAGCGATTGTGATCACCGCTCGACCAGCTGCGGCCGATAGCCGCTTGCACATCAAAGGTGTAGGGATGAGCAAGAGGCTGTTGCTCATACCAGGCAGTGATCTGAGGCGTGAAACCCATAGACTCGACGGCATGATTCAGCGCCTGACGCGTGCCGGCCTGCCGCTGGATCTGCCAGGACAACGAAACGGTCAAGCGTTTTTCCGGCTCATTGGCCTCCGCGTCCCATTCACCGACCCCTCTATCCGCCCCCAGATACGGCAGGAACGCCAAAGGCGTTTCCTGCGGATTCATCAACTCCGGAAACGGCGGATCGATGCGATCAAGCAACTGGGCAAAGCCAAGATCCAGCGCCCGCTCCAACGGTGAGCTGTTGACCGGCAGCAGGCCCGGGCGAGGTGTGTCGTCATTCATAACGTGTCCACCTCGACCTCGACGCCCGTGCAGTACGGCGCCTGGAAAGCCGTCGTCACAATTGGTTGGAGCGGTTCGAGGATTTCAAGTTGAACCGCGCCGGCGCTGTGCAGCGTGTAGTCGATCCAGCTCGGGTCCACACGACCTTCCAGGCGATGGCAGGCCTCGGCGTATTCCTGCAGTTGCTGCTGGGCGGCAACCTGGGTCAGGCCCGAGTCAGGCCCGGGATTGATCTTCGCCACGACGCGGATCTTGTAGTTCTTGATCAGCGCGGGTTGGACGATGACCCGGTCGGTCTCCGGCCGTACATCCGGCCGGGCGAAGTGCTCGCGGACGCCGTCGAGCAACGCTTCGGACGGCGTGCCATCGCCGTCGCGGGACAGCACCGTGACCGTGACTTCGCCGGACGCGGTGCGGCGTCCGTTGCCGTCCTTGATCTGCCCGGCGTAGCTGTCCGGGTCGAAGGTGTATGTGACCGTCACCACGCCCGCCGAGGCGTTCTCGACTTTCACCACGGGACGTTGCCCCAGGGTGAAAATCTCCCGCCGATATTGCATGCGCGAACCCGCCGCCGGAGCGTGGGGCGCCAGGTAATAGCGCAGCCGCGCATCGTCATCGCTCTCGTAGACCGGCGCGATGGGCGGGAACGCGGCCGGGTCGCCCGGGTCGAGCAACTGGCGTTCGAGCCCCATGTCCGCAAGGCGAGCGTCGAGGTTGGTGCCGGTGGCCCACCACGCCAACATCTGCTTGATGCGGGCGTTGTATTTGCGTTCGTGGGTTTGCAGCCGGACACAGAACGCCTCAAGGGCCAGGGTCAGCAGTTCGCTTTCGTTTTCGAGGCTATCTATCAGCTTGGCGGCGCTGGCGGGAGAGCGTGCGGCGACGTACTCGACCACGAAGGTCTTGAACTCCGCGAGCAGGTCCTCGAACGCCTCGACGGTGACAATGGCCGGTTCGGCCAGTTGGTTCTGGCCAGGGATCAGCATGCTCATGTCACCACCTCGAAGGTCTGTTTGCGGTTTTTCCAGGTGCCGGCGAAACGCAACAACAATCCGGCACCGTGGCGGCTGGCAACGATGACCTGCGGCTCGAAATCATCGATGCCGTTGTGGGGGTTGTAGAACGCTTGGGCCGCGTGGCTCTGGGCGAGGATCAGCAGGTCGTCGCCGAGGTTCTGCCCCAGCAACTGGGTGAGTGCGCAGCCATACAAAGGACGCTTCTGGCGAGTGCCCAACGGCGTGGTCAACGCCCGGGTGGCGCGCTGTACGAACTGCAGCCAGTCGTCCACCGTGGCGCCGGTGTTTCGATCGATTCCAATCATGAGGAAATCTCTTATGCGGTACTGATGACGCGCCCCTGGTGATCCACCACCGGGCCGCTCAGGTGCACACCGGCGGCATCGAGGCGAATGCCGACGGCGCCCAGTTGTAATTCGAGGGTTTGCGGCGTCATCACCAGACTTGATGGGCCAATGCTCATCTGCAGGGATTCGCGGGAACCGCTGAACGTCGCCGGGCCGTTCTTCCAATGCAGAACATGGCTGGCATGGTCGTAGCCGTTTTCCGTGCCGTCCTGATAGAGGCGACGCGTCAGCGAGGCCTGGGTCGAGACGGGCGGGAACTGACCGCCGTTGAGGCCGAACAACGCCACGGCTTGGCCACCGCCGTCGCCGCCGCCATGGTTCAGCAACAGGCACTGCTCGCCCACGGAGGGAATCCGTGACTCGCTCTGGGCGCCGGCGCTTGGGTTGAAGAAGCGGATCGCCGGGGTCAGCAGTCCGCCGTGGCTGACTTTGCAGGTGTTGGTGGTGGCGTCGACTTCCTGGCAAACGCCGATGCGGCAGAAACTCTCCGCACGTCGATGCAAGTCCTCCAGCTCGGTTTCCATCTGCGCCAGACGCTCGATGATCGGCCCCAGATGCATCCGTAACAGCGCATCAAACATGGCTCAGCCCTCGAGTGCGGTGTATTGGTCCGGGTCGTCGATGTTCGAGACTTCCCAGGTGCGGGCAAACTTCGGAATACCGAGCGGGTCATCCAACAGCGTCGGCCCGAGGTACAGGGTCTGGCTGAATGAAAGGGTCCAAGCGGTGTATTGCCGCGCCGGGTGGATGAACGTGGACGAGAGGCCATCTAGCTCCGTCGGCAGGTCGCATTGATCGCCGGACAGCCCCCAGCGGTTATCCATGACCAAGTGCTTCAGCTCTGCGCCCAAGTCGCAGGCGTCCCATCCCGGAACGGCCATGACCACTTGCAGGGAAACCCTCAGGACATGGGCGATACGCCCGTCGTTGGAACGCTGGCCGGGGGCGTCGCGCTCAATGGCTATCAGCACCCAGGGTTGATCGTCGGTGCCGTCGAACTCCTGGGGACTGCCGACTTTCAAGGCGGGATAAATGGCGCGCAGCGTTTGGGCAATGGCGAAGAACAGCTGCGAGGGTTTTTCGAGGACGGCAGGCATCAAGGCCTCCTTTGTTTATGGCGGCACGAAGATCACCCGCAAGGGATCAATGCGGGTCGGAACGGGAATCGCGCGGCGGCAGTTCACTCACGCCCATCCGCTTGGCGGCCCAGCGTTCGTAAAGCCCGATGGCCACATCCGCGCCGGCCATCGCAGTCAGGCAACCAAAGGCACCTGCAGCCCAGATCGACAGGCCCATGGCGTACAACAGCATGATCGCCGAGACGCCGCAGATCATGCAGGCACCGGAACGCAGCGCCAGGCGCCGCAACAGCGACCAGCCACGGGCGCCCTCCTTGTCGGCACGCCACATCTCGCCAGTCACCCCGCCCACCAGGGCGAGCACGATGACCAGCCAGATCGGCATGTCCAGCAACGCTTGTTGCTCGTTTGTCATGTCTCGTTTCCTGGGGTGATTTAGTTTGGGCGGGTAAGTTGTGTGAAGTTGAATGAGATGTGGGTCGGTGCAACGCATTAGGTTGCTAGGAACGGCGTTCAAGCTTTGTCGAGGTAATTCAGGGCTGTCATCACTTTGGCGCAGCGCAGGTCACGCTTTTGTAAGTCATGGTGTAGGTGTAATGCCTGTCCCAAGGCAGCGGTAGCGCACTGGGTGCGGCCCATTCCGCGTAGTTACCCGACATCGAACCAGCGACAGCTAACTTACCCATGGCAATGGTCGCGAGATTGTTGGCGCTCCCTGCACCCGGCATTGGCACACTCCCATTCCATTGGAGATCGTCCCCGTTCTGGAACCATGCGCCCTTCCAGCCGGCCTGCGAACTCGAGTACCAGGTATTGTCTGCTTTGAAACAGATCGTTTGGTTGGCATAAAAACCACCGCCCGGAACATGGTAGTAGGCGAATTGCCAGGAACCGACAGGTGAGGTTTCAGCACTTGCGTTAAGGGACTGGAAGGCCAGGACAGCTACGACCAGCACACTGAAAAAGTTTTTCATCAGTTACATCCTTTTAGATAGGTAAGTTTTTAAATCACTTCTTTATCTGGGCATCACCTTGGTTTCACGGATGAGCGCATGGAAATGCCTTGCCTGTTTGAAGCACCTCACGGCACAGGCATTCCAAAAAGCCCGGTTGCCCAGGCTTTTCAGTAA